TGCAAGCTGGTGAGGGCTACAGCAGTGTAGCCAAGGACTACGCTGTATCGAGGCAGGCGATAACAAAGCGGTGTAATAAAGAGGGCTGGATTAGTGATAAGCCAATTACTACTGCTGTTCGCAGACAGTTGCACAAACGCAACCAGATGCAACCAGCGCAACCGAGTGCAACCGCGCAACCAGTTGCAGTGCAACCAGCAGAAACAATCGAGGCGAAGCCAAGTGCGACAGTGGCTGTCAGGGATGACAAGAAGGCAGCGGTCCTTGATCTGCTTGCAGACGGAGTGCCGAAGATACATGCAGCCCAGGCTGTCGGAGTGCATGAGAACACGCTGACACGATGGCTGAACGAGGATGTTGAGTTTGGGGGAAAGGTACGCGCGGCAGAAAGCGCGGCGGTCGCTCTCAGGGTGCAACGGATCGGAAAAGCAGGCGAAAAGGACTGGCGAGCCGATAGCTGGTATTTAGAGCGCACACAACGCGCTACGTTTGGCGCTGACGCTGGTAAATCCGGTGGCCTAGCCGTGCAGATCAATATATTAAGAGATGTTTCTGATGCGACAGAAGGTGTCGTTATTGAAAGCAAAACCTAGTCTGAAAACGACAAATATGAGGGTGCTGCTAGTCATATCTGCTAAGTGGTTGTAATCATTGCATCGTGGTCGCGCATAATGGACGTTATGCGACAAACTCAATAATTATGGCCCCCGGTCGATGCCCCCAGGGCTGGCTTGCGGCGATGACGAAGGCGATATGTAAACACGCCCCCATCTACAAAATATCAGGGTTTCAGGTTGCATGGCAGAGCAAAGCACATTCGCACGGCGCATGATGGCGCAGAAGCTGATGGCTGAGAAGCGTGATGATCCGTTTAGTGATAGTCGGTTCTTTGCTGGCAAGATGCGGCCATCAATGGCTGATATTGAGAACCCAACCAGGTTGAGCGATATGGCTGGGCCTGCTTATGGCGCGGCAGCTACTGGCTCATTGTTTGCGCCTGGTGCTGGCATTGCTGATGTGATGGGCTATGCGCCTGATCCTATGCAGTCTGGGCAGATGCTACCTAGTTTTGGCGAGAATATAGGCCAGGGTAATTATCTTGATGCTGGGTTGCAGACGCTGGGCGTTGCTGGCGATGTGATGATGGCTGGTGGCGCGTTTGTGCCGCCCTTAGTTGGTGTTGGCGCTGCTTTGAAAGCACCAAGGGCTGCTAGGGTTGCCGATGCTGCTGTGAATGCTGCCAAAAACGTGGATGAGGCGAGGGCGGCGCTTGAGGCGTCACCAAACGATCCTGTTTTAAAGCAACAATATCTGGATTTGCGGCGTGTGCGTGACACTGAACTGTCGCAAATGCCAGTGTCGGAACAACTTGAACTAGACACTAGCTATAGGATGCAGCATCAGCCCAGAGGCCCACAAGACGGCGGTGGTAGGCTTGATGACATCACGGCTGGCGGTGAGTTATTCCCTGATGATGTTTATTCAGCAAACGGTTTGCGTTTTTATGGGAACCCAAACAATTTGTTTGACCAGCAGTCTCATGCAGCTATTTTGGCGGCGCGTGGCAATCCAGAGGCTGAAATAACGATTTATCGTGGAGTGCCGACAGACGTAAATCAGATAAACGCTGGTGATTGGGTAACGCTTAGTCCTGATTATGCTGCAATGCACGCAGCTAGTGGCTATGGCCCGAATGGGGATCAGGCTGGTAAGGTCATATCTCAACGGGTCAAAGTCAAAGACGTATTTTCAGACGGCAACGACTTAAATGAATTTGGCTATTTCCCTGCTGATTTAGCTGAACTTGGCGTAAAAAAGGTTGTACCGCCAAAGCCTGACGAACCCGGCATCATAGCCTTTCATGGCTCTGGCGCAGATTTTGATGAGTTCAGGCTGGAAATGATTGGCACTGGTGAGGGCGCACAGGCATATGGCTATGGGCTGTACTTTACTGATAGCGAGGATATAGCCAAGTTCTATCGGGATTCACTTGCTAGAGGGCGGTCTAGCATTGTTTATGAGGGCAACGCCGTTAAAAACGCTAGAGAAACTGACGGCTTGACTGACCGCGAATTGATCTTGGATAACATAGCAACTGAAATGGCCTTTTTTGACCAAAAGCCAGAAAACGTCATTAAGAAAAAAATTAATAATTTAAAGCAAAAAATTGATGACCCAGTGGATATTTCTGCTTCTGCGGGTGATGTAGAGGCACAAGAGCTTGCTGATTTGATAAGGCAGTCTGCCCAGCGTGAACTAGAGATTTACGAAAACCTTGATCCGAGCAAGTTTACACGCGGCAAAATGTACAAAGTCGGCCTTGCTCCCAAGCCTGACGAATTGCTGGATTATGACTTGCCGTTGAGCCAGCAGCCCCGTGTCGTGCAAAAACAAATCGAAAATCTTGTTGGTGATTTATTAGCTGGTGAGCCTGAAGCGTATAATAATTTTGACTTTCAGGCTTTGGCAGCAATTAAAGGAGACACTAAAAGTAACTGGATGGGGCAAAAAATCCCCCCAGAAGGTTACTCACCAACTGGCGATGACATACTAAGAGATTTAAAAAAATTCTTTGAAAGTCAAGATTTTCAAAACGAACTTTATGGACGCGGTGATAGGCTTGCTAGTGAATTGATGACTCAGTTTGGCATCTCCGGCATCAAATACCGTGCCGCTGGTTCAAGAGGTGCAGCTACGGCTGATGAGGCGGCAGAACGCAACTACGTCATCTTTGACGATAAAGCGGTCAAAATACTAGAGAAATACGGCATTGTCGGGCCTGTGGCTGTTACGACGGCTGGTACGGCGGCGGTCAATCGTGGCCGCAATGACAATGACAACGGCGGTTCTATCTTACCAGATGCAGGCGTGCTGTAGTGGCCCAGAAAATAATCAAGCTGGATTACCAGCCACAGCCAAAGCAGGCGTTGCTACATAAGTGCAAGGCAAAGCAGATATTGTTTGGCGGGGCTGCTGGTGGCGGCAAGTCGCACTCTGGGCGTTGGGATATTATAGGCTTTTGCTTGGAAAACCCTGGGTTGCAGGCGTTTATATTCAGGCGCAGCTTGCCAGAGCTTGATAGCAACCACATACAGCCGTTGAAAAAAGAGATGCCATCAGAGCTTGGCAGCTTCAACGAAACGCGCAAGAGATACGAGTTCTATAACGGCAGCACGATACAGTTCCAGTATTTGGAGCGAGACAGCGATTGTGATCGCATCCAGGGAACAGAAATACATATAGCCTTAGTAGATGAGGCGGGGCAGATGACCCCCTATCAGTTGGGCTACATTAAGTCTCGTATGCGTCTTGGCAACTATACGCCGCAACAAGAGGGGTTTTTGCCACGGCTGGTTATGACGGCCAATCCGGGCGGTCAGAGCCATAATTTCTTAAAGGCGCTCTATATCGATCCAGCCCCGGCTGAGAGTTACTTTTTTGATCACACAATGCGCGATCCGAATAACCCAGCCGATAAAGGCTGGCTGACCATGTATATCCCGGCCAGAATGGCTGATAACAAATACATTGATCCTTCATACGCATCCAGCTTTAGCGCCCTGCCAGAAGAACTGGGCCGCGCTTTGCGTGAAGGTGACTGGGATTTAGTCGTTGGCTCATTCTTTGGCGATGTTTGGAAGCGTGATCTGCACGTTATCAGGCCGTTTGAAATACCTATGAACTGGACACGGTTTAGATCATTTGACTGGGGCAGCGCATCGCCATTCAGTGTTGGCTGGTGGGCTGTTGCAGACGATCACCATGAGATACCTGACGGTGCGTTGATTCGATATCGTGAATGGTACGGATCAAGCGGCAGGCCGAATGTCGGCCTTAGAATGACAGCAGAGGAAGTCGGCGCAGGCATTAGAAGCCGTGAGCGCCAAGAGCGTATAGATTTTAGTGTTGCTGATCCAAGCATCTGGAAATTCGACGGTGGCCCCTCGATAGGTGAGCGCTTGAGCAAAATGGGTGTGCGGTTCAGGCGTGCAGACAATAGCCGCGTGGCAGGCTGGGATCAGGTTAGACAGAGGTTAATAGGCGATGATGGCGCACCGATGCTTTACGTTTTTGAAGACTGTGTGGACACGATTAGAACCTTACCTGTTCTTACGCACGATAAGCATAGAGTTGAGGATGTTGACACTACGCAGGAAGATCACGCTGCTGATGACATCCGCTATGCGTGCATGGCAAGACCTTATCAGCGACGTGCGCCAGAAATTGAAGAAGACCCTTGGCGGCCGCCAACAATAGACGAAATGATGGCTGGGCTTGATTACGCAGATAAGCCGCAAGGCTGGAGACTTTAATGGCTGAATCCTACACATTTGACCGCGAGCCTACCAAAAAGGCAGATCGTGCGGCCTACTGGAACCATGAGATTACCAAGGCCAGAAAGTTTGAAGAAACGTGGCACAACCGCTGTTATGACATTATTGAGCGCTATAGGGATGATAACCCTGACCGCGTAATGCGTGAAACGCGCATGAATATCTTTTACAGCAATGTTGATACCCTAAAAAGCAGTCTGTATTTCAAAACACCAAAGCCAAAGGTATCACGGCGTTTTAAGGACAGTGATCCTGTTGGGCGCACTGTTGCTACCGTCATTGAGCGCGGTTTGCAGTTTCAGCTTGATGTATATGACTTTGATGCCGAGGTTCGCCGGGTCATTGAGGATATGCTGATTGTTGGGCGCGGTGTGATGCGCATGGTCTATGAGCCATTGCTGGTTGAAGGTGAGCCAGAGCAAATACCGCTGCAAGTCAACAACGTCATGGGCATTGGCGAGGTAGCACCTGGGCAAATGGGCGAGGTTCCTGTGGGTCAGTCGTTTCTTGATCCTGACGGCAATGTCGTTGATGAAATGATGGTCAAGATGGGGCCGCAAGGCCCATTCATGGAAGGTGACCCGGTTGAATATATTGGTGAGCAATCCATCAGGTGCGAATATGTCTACTGGTCTGACTTTACCATGTCACCAGCTAGATGCTGGAATGATGTAAAATGGATTGCTTTCAGGCACTTAATGACCCGCCAGGAAATGGTGGATTATTATGGCGCAAAAGGTGAGCAAATCCCGCTGACATATCGCGGTGAAACCAATGGCGGCTATGACGATAACGAACAGCCTGACATGGGCGAGATATATGAGATTTGGGATAAGCGTAGCGGCAAGCAGATATTCATAGCCACGCACCATAATGAAATATTAGAAGAGTTTGACGATCCTTATAATTTAGATGGGTTCTGGCCTATGCCAGAGCCGCTATATGCCATCAGTACCACAGACACGACATTGCCTGTGCCTGAGATATTTACTTATGAGGATCAACTGCAAGAACTTGATTTGGTAACGCAGCGCATTGCAAACCTCACTGATGCATTAAAAAGGCGCGGTGTTTATGATGCGTCTTTTCAGGAATTGCAGCGCCTTGCCACGGCAACAGACAACGAATTTGTCCCGGTTGATAACATGGCTATGTTGCAGGCTGGCGGCGGTCTGGTCAATGTGATGCAGGAAGCGCCGCTTGATAACATCATCAAGGCGCTGGCACAGCTTTACCAATCGCGCCAAATTGTCGTGCAGACAATATATGAGATTACCGGGATTAGCGATATTATGCGGGGGCAGTCAGCCAGCCGTGAAACAGCGACAGCCCAGCGCATTAAGGGCCAGTTTGGCGCAATGCGGCTGGTAAACAGGCAGCGTAGGGTTGAGCAATTTCTGGATAGCATTATGGAACTAAAGGCCGAAATGCTGGTTGAAAACCTCGAACCAACATTACTGTCACGCATTACAGGCATAAATATTACACCTGAAGCTGTTGCAGTGATGCGCGATGAGCGTTTGCGTCAGTACAGAGTATCAATTGATACTGATGAAAGCAGCAGCCTAGATAGCGCGACAGAACAGAAAAGCCGCACAGATTTTTTGATTGCCATGACGCAATTCATGCAATCAATCGGGCCAATGGTGTCACAAGGCACTTTGGGTTTTGACCAGGCAAAACAAATGCTGTTGTTCGCAGCAAGGGCGTTTCCGGGCGCAAGAGATTTAGAAGAAACGCTTGAGGCCATACAGCAGCCGCAACCATCTGGCCCGACACCACAAGATAAACTGATTGAGGTTGAAGCCGCCAAGGTGCAGGCGCAGACAGAACAAGCTGCCGCTGATGCACAAGTGAAGGTTGCAAGGTTAGAGTTAGATCAGCAGAAAGCCGCGCAAGATGCTAATTTTAAACAACAAAAGCTAGAAATTGACGCAGCAAAAGTGGTGACAAACGGATGAAGAACATTGAAGCCGTTGGCAAAATTGTCTGGCTGATGGGGCAAAGCAAAGCGCACCAGGGCCATGACATAGCTGACCTTCACCGTGTCATTCTGCCCCCTGTGGCTTTGCAACAATATAGGCTTTGGGAAGCAGATGGCTTTCCTGTCGGCTTTATGACATGGGCCTTGTTTAACGAAGAAACAGAGGCTGGCTATCTGGATGGCACAAGGTTTATTCAGCCTGATGATTGGGCGGCGGGTGATCGTCTCTGGATCATTGACTTTATCGCGCCGTTTGGTGGGGTCAGGGAAATATTACGCGATAGTCGCAACCATTTTTTAGCAACATTCGGCAAAGGTGTGACGGCTGGAACACGGCGGTCATCAAGGAACAAGATATGGTACGCAACAGCTTAAATATCGAAAATCGTATTTGTTTTGATAGTGATTCTGGCTCTGGCGGGTCTGATGAGGACTTTGACCAAGAGCGACAGCAAGACATTGCTATGGCGGCGGCCCAACGCGCTGGCGCACAAACAACTGGTAATTATACCTTTTCAGATGATTTTGATCAGGGGTCAGATGACAACCAGGCTCTGATCGGTGCAACCAGCGATATTCTAGCTGCTGATAGATTAGCACAGCAAAGGGGTGAAGATAGAAACGTAGCAATACAAACAGCGGAGCGCTTTGCGGGACAAACCCCAACTGTTCAACTAGCGCTGAATAATGCAATGGAAGCGCCCACAAACCTTGGTGCGCCTGCTGGCAATGTCCCAATGGAGGCTTTCGATAACCGTTTAGCACGGCAGCGACTTGCCCAGCAGTTGGCCGTAGCAAACGCATACAGACCACCTACGATAGATTTCAAAGGTGATTATCTTAATAACCCTCGCAACGTATTGACAGATGTTCAATCAGTCCTTGGTTACAATACACCAAAAGTTATGTTGGACACTTTGCAAGCCAAGGCGGGGCAGTTTATGATGCCGCGTATTTCATCCGCGCTTGAAAACCCTAATATGTCACCAGTTTATGGCTACGGTGGGCGCGTTACTGGCGCGGCGAATGAATTTGGTCAGCTAATTGAAGGCACTGACCCGATGAATACTTTGGGCATGATGGATGACGGTGGTTCAGGCGATGATCAAATGGCAAGCATTATGCCGCCAGTGGATGATGCTACTGAAGTCGCAGGTGGTGTAACAGGGCAAATCCCTAGTGATGAACTGGCAATAAATTATCTGCGAAACCCTTATTACGCATATTCAGGTTTTGGCAATCAATATCAGCCATATGGCTATGCGCCAACAACTATGGTTGACCTTCTGCAATCACGCGGCATGACGCAGCCACAACAGGCTGACACGCTTGGCTTATTCGCAAACCCAAGGGATTTTGTATAATGGAAATGGACATGGAAAAAGCAAAGGCGGCATATGCCAGCCTTAGTGAGCAAGAGCGCGAATTGATTCGCGAGGCGATGGATAGCCCATTGGCTGGCGTATTGGCAAAGATATTTCCTGATTTGATCAGTATGCTTGGCACCTTCAACAAGCCGCGCCGCAAAATGGACGCAGCCCAGCGCCAGATGGCAGCAGGGATGCTAATGGGATGAGCAAGCAAACATTTGTGTTTCAGGATGGCAAGATCATCCCCAAGACAGAGGCCACCCATCGCGGTGGCCTTAATATTATGCGGGACATAGAGCCGTATCAGAACATGAAAGATCGTGGCTGGATAACCAGCCGTTCCCAGCACCGTGAGTTTTTGCGGCGCAACAACTTTGTCGAGGTAGGAAACGAACAAGACAAATTATTCAGGTAAAGGAAAAATCAAATGCAGCTTGATAGCACTGACGGTGTAGAAGTAGACGCTTCAATACCAGCGCAGCCAGCAAGGCCGGAGACAGTCGCAGAGACAATCGCAAAAACATTAGAATCATTTGAAGGTGAGGCAGAGGCAGAAGCGCCAGAAGCTGAAGCAGAGGCAGAAACGCTGCCAGAACCGCCAGAGGCTGATGAGGTTGAAGAGGCTAAAGAAGAGCCTGAAGAAACAAGCGAAGATGAGCCAGATGAGGCAGAGGCTGAAGAAGCACCAGAATTAGAGGCCATTCAGCCGCCCCAACACTGGCCGCAAGATTTTTCTGAAGAATTTTCGGCATTGCCTATTGAAGCGCAGCATATGTTTATGAAGCGCTACAAGCAAATGGAAGCCGATCACACAAAAAAAACGCAAGGCATCGCTAAATATAAAAAGCGCCAGGAAGCGTTTGACGAAATCATGGCCCCCTTCAAGGGTGACTTTGAAAGGGCAGGCATGGATGATGTGGGTGCTGTCAGGCAACTGTTAGCCGCCCACGACTATCTGCGAAAAGACCCTCAAAACGCTATTGCTTGGCTTGCAAACCAGTATGGCGTGGATATGGGCGCAATCGGTAACGATCCAGCGTCAGAAGATGAATTTGCAGACCCGAAAGTAAAAGGCTTAGAGCAGCAAGTGGCCCAGCTAACAGCCTTTATTCAAAATCAACAGACACAGCAGCAGAGCCATGAGCAGGCAAGCACGCAGTCTTTTATTGACCAATTTGCAGCAGAAACTGATGCCAATGGCAACCCAGCGCATCCGCACTTTGAAAAGGTGCGTCATGTTATGGGAACATTAATCAGTAACAACAACGCGACTGACCTGAAAACAGCTTATGAAATGGCAGTCTATGCCGATCCAGAACTGAGGCAGGCAGAGTTAAAGCGCGTTGCAGCATCGCAGTCGCAGGCCAAGGTGAAAACCGAAGCCGTGCAAAAAGCAAAAAAAGCACAACGGTCAAAAGTCAGAGGCAGTGCAACACCCGCCGCGCAAGCGCTCCCGGCTAATGCGTCTATTCGTGACACAATTAATGCGTCAATCAGACAACTTGAAAATGGAAGGAGCTAGTAAATGGCTAGTCCTAATCTTTCAGAAATCGTCACCACCACTCTTAGAAACAGGAGCCGGACGCTTTCTGACAACGTAAGTAACCACAACGCTTTGTTGCGGCGCTTGCGCGAGAATGGCAATCAAACATCCGTAACAGGGCGTGATATTGTCCGTGAACTTGAGTATGCCGATAATGGAACTGTGCAGTTTTACAGCGGGTATGAATCACTTGATGTTTCACCATCCGATGTACTGTCAGCCGCCGTTTTCGATTACAAGCAACTTGCTGGTAACGTGACTATATCCGGCTTGGAGCAAATTAAAAACTCAGGCACAGAGGCCATTATCAATCTTCTTGAGGCACGCATCAACGTGCTTGAAAAGTCAATGATGAACAGCCTGTCTACCTCAATCTATTCTGATGGCACTGGCTCATCAGGAAAAGAGGTCGGCGGTTTGCAATTGATTGTTGCAGATGCTGGAACTGGTACAGTTGGCGGGATTAACTCATCAACTTTTACATTCTGGCAAAATGTGCAGACAACGGCAACGTCAAGTGCTTTTAGCACCACAAACGTACAAGCAGATATGAATAACATCTATCTACAGCTTGTTCGTGGCGCTGACAGCCCAGACTTGGTTATGGCTGGCACAAATGCCTATAAAGCGTTTCTGGGTAGCCTTCAGGCCATCCAGCGCATCACAAGTGATGATCTGGCAAACTCTGGTTTTACCAGTGTCCAGTATCTAAACAGCGATGTGGTTTTTGATAGTAGCTGTAATACCGACAAAATGTATTTCTTGAACACTGACTATCTCCGTCTTGAGGTGGCAGCGGCAAGAGATTTTGTGCCTGGTGAAGCAAAAATGTCAGTCAATCAAGACGCAATGGTGACACCAATGTTCTGGTCAGGAAACTTGACCTGTTCAAATCGTGCGCTCCAAGGCGTGATCCACACTTAAAGGAAGGAATATTGTAATGGCTATTGCAGCATTAATGGGGATAGACCCCACAGCCGTTGCTGACACCCCTGAGTTTCAGTTGGGTCAGCTTGGTGCCATCGTTGATGACACAAGCGGCACACGCATTTACAAATATGTGCAGTATGACACTGGCAGTGGAAGCGTTGCAGCAGTAAGCGGAAATGCCGCTTATTATTATACTTTGGATGGTTACAAGCTGTTTAAAGTAACATCTGATCTGTCCGATTCTGTTGAGATCGGTGCAGGCATCTTGCAATCAGCGCCGACTGACGGCCAGTATTGTTGGGTGCAGATCAAGGGCATGGCAACCATGAACGCAGCCCTGACAGCAGGCGCTGATGGCGATCCGCTCACACCAACTGGTTCAGCAGACGGTAAGCTCGATGTTTCAGCAGATGTTACAGATAACGTCTGTGCCATCGCTGGTGACATTAGCGATAAGGAAATCATTTGCGATTTCCCAATGTAAAATATTGGGGGCGGGGCAACTCGCCCCCTTTTTCTATACAATCGGGAGGATTGAATGAGTGAAAAAGGTATTTTTTTTGAACGTGAGTTAAACGGCCAAACACGCGATTTTTGCCGCATTGAAATTGCAGGCGTGCGTGATATTTGGGAAGGCCCAGCGCGGCCAGACGATATAAAAAGGTTTCCGACAGAGTGGGAAGCTTACAAGAAAAAAGGCAACCGTAAAAAACCAAAAGGCGCAAACCTGGCTGACTTGCCAGGGATGACAGAGCCGCGCCGCTGTGAGCTTGAGCTAAACCACATAGAAACTGTTGAACAGCTTGCAGCCGCTGAAGAAACGACATTGCGTAATATTGGTGAGCCGTATGTTGAGCTTGCCAAAATTGCAACGCTGCAAGTTGAAGCAGCGAAAAACAAAAAACAATTGGTTGATGAGGTCGTTGTGTCGGCAGCGACTTTGAACACCATAGCCAAAGAGGTGAAAAATGAGCCTGCTGACCATAGCGCAAGCAGTAGCTGACTTTGTAGGGTTTGAGCGCCCTACAACCGTTGTCGGTAATACTGACCCCATTGCACGGCAACTTTTGGTGATGGTGAACCGCGAGGGCATACAGCTAATGCGTGCCAGCAACTGGCCGATCATCACTAAAGAACACACCTTTAACACTGTGAATGGCACGCAGAATTATGCGCTACCAACTGACTTTGATCGCTTTGTGTCTGGCACGGCTTACAACCGCACAGAGCTTGATGCAATGGTTGGCCCAATAACACCGCAAACTTACCAGGCTGACCGCTTTGGCACAGTGACTGGCGGCATAGTCCAGCGCTTTCGCCTAAAGGCAAGTAGCAACGCTTTGCGGTTTGATATTACGCCAACACCTGATGCGGCAGAAAGCATTGGTTTTGAATATGTATCGAGCCACTGGAACCAGACCTCCGGCGGCACATCGCAGGCCGCTATGGCCGCTGACACTGACGTTGGCATACTTGATGAGACATTGATCGAAATGGGCGTTACATGGCGTTACAAGCAGTCTCACGGCCTGATTTATGATGAGGATTTTCGCCAATATCAAATGGAGTTAAGGCAGGCCATTAGCCGTTCTGGCGGTGCGCCAATTCTGTCACTAGACGATCACAGGCGCTATCTGGTCAGCCCATATAGCTTTAACTTGCCTGATGCGGGTTATGGTCTGTAATGCTTGATGCAGTAAGATCATCCCGGCAGTACCGCGTAAAGGCGGCATCTGTGCCTGCGCCTGTGGGCGGTTTAAACAGCCGTGACAGTATTGATGCCATGCCACCAACGGATGCCCTTATAATGAGCAACTTTTTCCCGACAACAGGGAAAATAACATTGCGTGACGGTTATACGCAGTTTTGCACTGGTATTGGCACAGGCGATGTAGAAACGGTTATTGAGCATAGCGCGGGTGCAAACAGACAATTTCTAGCAATCGGCAACGATGGTGTATTGTACCAGATTGATACTGGGTCAGCGGTTAGCAAAAAAACTGGTTTGGCAAATGGCCGGGCAGAGCATATAGAGTTTAATAATCACACAATTGTTGTGCCGTCAGGCGCAAATGTGCCGTTTAGTTGGAATGGATCAAGCGCTTCCGACTTGTCGATTACATTGTCTGATGGTGTGAACCCAAACACATTAACAGGCGTTCACGCGCATAAAAACCGCGTCTACTACTGGACTGGTGACAGCCAGAACTTTTACCACAGTGCATCGGTAGATACCTTCCAAGGCAACTTTACTAAGTTCCCGGTTGGCCTTGTCGGCACATATGGCGGTAACATTATAATGATTAACAGCCTGTCAATTGACGGCGGTGAGGGTGTTGACGATTTACTAGCAATTATAATGACTAGCGGTGAGGTGCTAATCTATAGTGGCAGCAATCCCGGCAGTGATTTTTCACTGGTTGGCTCATTTAGGCTGGCAGAGCCAGTGCAAGAAAAACGCGCCATTGCCAAGCTGGGCGGTGATGTTGTCATTATGACCAAAGAGGGCTATCTGCCGCTATCGCAAGTTGTGCGGCAAGACCTTGTGGGGAACAAGGCAGCGGCCATATCAGAGAAAATCAGAGGCACGGTAATCGCTCAGGTTGCAGAGACAGGCACTAGCACTGGCTGGCAGATATTCGTAAGCCCAGACGGCGATAAAATGATTTTTAATTATCCAACTGGCAACAGCAACGATTTATTTAACCAGCACGTTTTCAACCCAATTATTCGGGCTTGGTGCATCTTCCAGAACATACCCGCTGTTGTTTGGGGACAGTTTAATGGTGACACATACTTTGGCAGTGCCGACGGCAAAGTTTTCAAAGTAGGTGGCAATGCTGACGTAGATCAGGACATCGTTGGTGATTTAGCTACCAGCTACAATTATTTCGGTGATCGCGGCGGGGTTAAGCGTTTCAGTAGCGTGCAGCCTATGCTTGAAGGCGAAACTGATGTGGCTTTTGACTTTGGTGTTGGAGTAGACCAAGCGCCTGTTAGCGGCATTGCTGTCGCAACAACAACATTTGCAAGCAACATGGCAACTTATGACATTGCTACATGGGATAATTTCTTTTGGGCTGACGCTGTGGGCGTTGGCATTACGAAGCGCCGTAAGGCAGTAAACAAATTTGGCTTTAGCGCGGCGCTACGCATCAAAGTTGCAACCTCAAGCCAGACCGTCAGTTTTATCAGCGCTCATTATACCTATGCACCAGGGGGGCCATATTAAATGCCTTTTTCAAGCGGAACTTTTAGCAGAACCTTTGACTGCACAACAGATCGTGACAACGGCGTAAAAATCCTTGCCAGCAAGTTTGACACTGAACTTGACGGCATGGCAACTGGCCTGTCTACAGCTATTCTAAAAGACGGCACGCAAACTTGCACGTCAGCAATACCCTTTGCCCAAGGCATTACACTGCCAGATGACAAAACAATTACGTTTGGCACAAACAACGATGTTTTAATTCAGTATGATGAAACCACAACAAACTCACTGAAAATATCAGCAGCAGAGGGCGCTGGGCTTGCTATCACATTGATGGCAGACGAAGGCGATGACGCAGGCGATGAGTGGAAGCTGAATATTGCTGACGGCGGCGTATTGACTCTCGGCAATGATATTAACAGCGCTGGCACATATGTAACGCATTTAACCATCACGCCAAATGCGACTGTTGCTAACAGCACAATGGCTGTTGCTGGCAATCTGACTGTCGGCGGTGATTTAACCGTCAGTGGTGATGACATTACCCTTGGCACAAACACTGCTGGCCACTTGTTGATTGCAGACGGCACTAACTTTAATCCCGTTAGCATTACAAGCCTTTCAGCAATATCGACAGTTGCAAACGATGATGTGTTTTTGGCTGTAGACACTTCTGGTGGCGGCTTGAAAAAAATAGAGCGCAGCACCATCGTTTCTGGCCTTGCTACTTCAGGTGCCATATCAAATGTTGCAGACGATTCAACACCCCAGCTTGGCGGTGACTTGGACATGGTGACTTTTGATATTGTCACCACAAGCAACCGTGACCTCGAACTAGCCCCAAATGGAACTGGCCATGTCACTGTTAAAGGCAATACTAATCCAGGTTCAATACAATTTAACTGTGAAAGCAATTCTCACGGACAAATAGTTAAAGCACAGCCGCACAGTGCAAGTGTAACAAATGTTCTGACTCTGCCTGCCGGTGGCGATCAAACGCTGGTGGGAACAGCCGGGGCTACCTTTGCTGGTCGTGTTTTGGTTGATGACACGACAGACGCGACAAGCACAACTGATGGATCGTTACAGACTGATGGCGGCTTGTCGGTGGGAAAGGATGCTGTTTTTGGCGATGATGTTATGTTGCTATCAGATAGCGCTGTTCTCAAGTTTGGTGCAGATAGCGATGTAACACTTACACACGCTGCTGACACAAGCCTGACTTGTAATTTGATGATGGCTGCAACCACGTTTGAGCCAAGCGGTGACACTGCCGCTGGGGATAACGCTGCAATCGGTTATACTGCGGCAGAGGGTCTTATCCTAACAGGGCAAGGCTCTAGCACTGACGTTACCATTAAAAATGATGCAGATGCCACGGTTGCATCGATTGCGACTGGTACAACTATATTCACAATGAATGATGACGTAGGTGTTAGCGGCAGGTCTGTAGGTCACGTTACTACAGACAACGATGGCAGCTTTGACTTGAGTGTTGGCAACGATTTCAAATGCACCACGGCTGGCGGTTTGACGCTTACTTTTACAAATGCAGCGGCTGGGCAGTCTGGCAACATCATGTTTATCAATGGCGGCAATCACACCATCGCAGCCCATGCTGATGTAGCAATTAGTGCGGCATCACTAACTGCCATTTCAGCAACAGGAACATATCATCTAGCTTATTATTGCAGTGCAGCTAGTGGCAGCAACACCATATTAGTGTCTGCTTCGGCAGCTTTGACATAAGGATTAAAGATGTCTCTAATTAAAGGACAAGGCGCAGGTGAAGTAAGCACAGGCTTTTACAGCCATTTGCTTGACCAATCTTTAAAGTTTAATGATGACGATGCTCAGTATTTGACCAGAACCCCTGCATCTGCTGGCAATCGCAGAACTTGGACTTGGAGTGCTTGGGTCAAGCGTGGAAATATATCCGCACAGCAGTATATGTTTTTTGCTTACAGTGCCAACAGTAACGCAGGGTTTTTTAGGATTGAATTTAATTCAACTAATACAATAAAAATTCGTGGTTGGAATACAACATACTTAGAAACAAATGCTTTATTCCGTGACGTATCAGCTTGGCAAAACATTGTTTTGGTAGCAGATACAACGCAGTCGCAAAGCAGCGCAACGGCATCTGACAGCAGAATACGGTTATACGTTAATGGTGAACAGATAACATCGTTTAGTTCAAGTTCGATGCCGTCACAAAACACAGACCTTCCCATCAACAATAACATTGTTCATGCCATATCTGGTCAAGTACCGTATGGTACTGGTGTTAAATTTGACGGTTATATGGCTGAAGTTAATTTTATTGACGGAACAGCCCTGACTGCCGCCAGCTTTGGCGAGACCAAAAACGGCATCTGGATACCAAAAGATACTAGCGGTTTAACATTTGGAACTAATGGTTTTCACCTGACCTTCAAAGATGATGTGGTTTCTGAGGGGTTTAACACAGCCATTTTTGAAGGAAATTCAACGACCCAAAGTATAAGCGGTTTGGGATTTTCGCCAGCGCTAGTTTGGGTGAAAGACCGTGATAACGGAAATTCTCATGCTTGGTCAGATGTTGTTCGGGGACGAGGCCGAAACCTTATATTAAATGTTACAAATGCAGAAGTATCTGC